CCATAAAGGTTGATTGATCTAAAGCATATTCTTTCATAGATAAGTTCCGTCTACGTTGTGTGTTCTACTATTAGCCCAAGCCCATACTATACAGTTCCACATACTTCTTGAGTGCCTCATACCAAGAGGATACTGTGAGAAAATAAACTCTACAAAAGATAGAGGATCATCAATACGATTAATCTCTGACTCTCGCATCTTCTTATAATGTCCTACAAAGCGTTTTATTCTGGCATAGTTTGCACCAGTATTAAACATTATTCTTCCGCCTTTTCTATAACAGTTGGTTTACACCATGCTGAATAATTACCAACTAATCTATCTTCATGTACATTGATTTGTTTTGCATACCAAATACACTTTTGCATATTTGAATATGTTAGTTCTGCCTCTACTTCAGAACCATTCATTATCATTAACACGAAAACTAGCTTAAACATTTATTATACCCAATCTTGACTCAAACCAGGAAAACAATCCATTACAAACTTCTTAGTAATACCTTTATATGGTAGTTTACCTTCTTTCATGCCCAATAATATTTGTGCTTCTTCATTAGGTAAATTTTCTAGCATATTAATATATAAAGCTTCTCTTCTTACTGATGTTAGATTTTTTTGTGCTTCTGTATCACCTTCTGTGAACAGATAAAATCTACGAACTTCATGATGAAGTTGTCCTTGATTATCCCAAGGTATTTCATTTTTCTTGTACGGTGGTGTACCTTTTGGTAGTAACCATTTGTTAGCTGTATTGTATGTAAACTCTAAAACTATACCCATCGCTGGTGTGTAGTTTTCTCTCATATGTCTTACACGTTCAATTTTTCCTTTTATCTTTTCATTTTCAGAAAAGACACTGTGTAGTGATTTTGCTGGCATCAAAATTCTCCAATTTTATCCATAAGTAGTTTCAATCTATTCTTTATAAAATAATTTAGTAATCCACTTCTTGGCGGTATCTTATAATTATCATACTTTTCATTTACCTGATTAACGATAGCTGAAGGTATTAAATCTAAATTAACTAGAGATTCATTTCTCTTATAATTTCTTAGCATAATTTCATTACAAAAATCTCTAGGATCTAAACCTATCCATTTCTCTATCTTCTTCGATGCAAGAGGTTTTTGTCTAGCACCTGTAACTATAACATTATCTGCTGATAGAAAATTAGGCACACCATCACCTCTATCGCCTCGCATGATATGCTCTCGTAAGAAAGACTCAGGATTACTGATACGTATCCACTTCTTAGTCACTGGTGAATACTGTTCTACGTTTGCATACTTTTGTAGTTGTGCAAAGTCTTTATCACCAGATATAATTAGTATGTCTATATCATCTTCTGCTTTGAGTGTTTTACCAAAACGATTACAGAGAGTAGCAATGATATCGTCTGCTTCTGCCGTATCGATTTGTATAACTTTCCAAGGAAATGTTTCTTTGAGTTCGTCACGTATTTTATTGAGAATACTGAATATGTTATTCCAATCTAAAGGTGACTTTTCTCTATCTGCTTTTCTGTGTGCTTTATAATAAGGAAATATATTTTTTCGCCAGTAATTCTTATCATCACAAGCGATTATCATTTCTCCGTATTTTTCTCCAAACTTAACATTGTATAGACGAATAGAATTAAGTACCATATGACGTATCATACCCTCTTCTATTTCATCATTGTTATTTTGGAGTTGCATCATCAAGTTACTAATCATAACCTGATTTAAGTCCAAAAGTATCATAATATCAACTCTATTTAATTATCTAACTTTATTTATATCACACTTTAGAAGAACTTGTCAAGACTCGCACCATCATACTTTTGCTTATTGATTTCAGTTTCTTTTGATAAATCAAATGGCATTTTCTCTGTCTGATTATATGAAGCTTCTCCTGGTTTCTTTATCTTCCAAATTAAATCTTTCTCTTTAGGATAATCTAAGTTCCAAGTAACAGTTGAGTTTTTAAGATACTTTCTATCTCTTTTAGTCATAGGAAAAATATATCTAAATTGTCTACCTTTAACTCTAGATATATTCATTTCTTTTAGTTGTTCTGGATTAGGACGCATACCATACTTTCTGTTCTTAGTATTTGGTATAACACCTTGCATTGTTCTAGGGTGTATCTTTTCACCTTTCTCCGTTACGTAGGTGTCTGTTGTACTGAATCCTCCGTATAAAAAGTTAGAACCTTGGTAAACATAACCAACCTTACCAACGATACCATCTGCCCATGTGAAAAGATATTTTATATCTGTATTTTCTTTTAACCATCTAACAGAGTGTCTAAGCATTTGAGACTCAGAGTTACGAGGCATAGAATCGTCCATACACATTTTACCTATTTCAAAGTAATCTTTAGTATCTAAGTCTGGGAATAAAACTTGAATAGTATGTTTAGGGCGTGTACCCCAACCAAAAGTTATCACACCTTGTAGTTCATTATCTACAAACACACCCATGTAATGCTTAGTTAGTTTAGGCATTATAGGTGAATAGTGTCTACTTTGTATAAAAGCTTTTGCTCTGTCTTTGTTTATTTCACTGAGTATCATATTAAGGTGGTGGTAACTTATCGTTCTTTTCTTTCTTTAGTTTATCATAGTGAGCAACTCTTTTCTCAAGCCATTCTACAACTTCTTTATCTTTTCTATCTGAGTTGTTAAGTTCTCTTTTGAGTACGGCGGCAGTTTGCATTTCGAGACTATTCATCTTTTTCCTTTCCGAAATCTAATGACATTTGCTCGTCATCACCTAATTCTTCCATACCAGTGACTTCTACATTAGCATCAATATGTTCTTGAAAATGATGATGTAGTCCCATGTTGCGATAAAGTGACGAACGGATTGTTTCTACTGTGAAAGCAAAGTCTTTCATAAACTCTTCTTTATCTATGTTAAATCCTGATAAAGAGATGTTTGCTAGAAGACTACTGCTATGTTGATCCACCACATTGTTGATATAAATTTCCTTGTTCTTCTCAATGTTCTTCTTCAAGTCAGAGAGAGTCTCTTGTTCAGGTGGTACATAATCATTTGGAAACTTTACAATGTTGCTCATATTCTTTCCTATAAAATGTGATAGTTTTTTCTTTATGTGAGTTTAAAAAACTACCAAAAAACATTAACTCGCTACTTTAGTTTCTGAGTTTAAAGAGTTCAAAACTAACCGCACCGGTAAAAATTACTCTGCTATGTTATTTATCTCCAGCTGGTACTACAGTTCGATACTGGATTAATTTCTCTTGATCAGCACCATAGAACAAGTCGAGATAAACACCACTACGTAGATAAGTATTCAGATTTCTGATATATCCCTCTACTTCCATAAGTCGTGCAGTTGCACCTTTAGCATTAGCACGAACATTCTTTTTCAAGCTTGGTAACATAGCTTTGTTGTAAACTAACCAAGCTTTTACATTTTTATAGCATAGTGGGTGATCATCACCTTTTGCTAAAACATCGGGGTGTATGTGTGAAAGTTTAGGCGGGTTCTTCTTCGCCCTTTCCTCTCTAGCTTTCGCTAGTCTTTCACCAGCCGCCTTACGGGCTTCTGCGGACATTCTACGTCTTTTTACCATGTGCAACCTCCATCATGACAAATTATTAATACTGCGTATCCGATAGCGAATATCGAAAACAAACTTACTGCATCTAATAGTGTTTCTGCTACCCTTATTATATATTTTTTTATCATTTTACCTCTCTCAATGAACTGTCTCATAAGCTATGGGCATATCGTATATTTCGCCCAATATTTTCATAAACTGTTCAGGTACATCATTATCATTATCAGGAATAAAGAAAGTCTTGAGTGTACCATCTTTTCCCATAACTATCGCTAAATCATCATCTTCTAATTTAAATTTAGTTTTTCCCATTTATCACCTCTCTTAATCGAATGGAAATGGACCCCATTCACCGTTTTCATCTGCTCTATCTAGTTGTGCTTGGATCTTACCAATCTCAACTGCAAGAACGTGTAACCCTTTTGCAAAGGCTTCATCTTTATGAGTTGACTCTGAAGTGCCACCCATAAAGTGTTTCATAGCTTCTTTAAGCTTTTTTTGATGTTCACGTAATTCAGTATTCACTATCATATTATAACCTCTCTCAATAATCTAATTCAACTGTCGTAATCGAAACTAATTCATCAGCAGTGTGTCCTGCTTTTTCATAACTAGCAATCGCATTTGCTTCTGACTCTTTTGCAGTGTCGCCGTCAGCGCCGGCAAAAGAAGAACTAACTATGAACTTGTCACCGTCTTTGGTGGTGGTAATATGTTCAATTGAAGTTGCGAAGAATGTTGTCATATTTTTTTCTCTCTTTGTTATTAACGAATCACTTACACTATTATAATAGCATACTGACAAATAAAGTCAACCATTAATTTTCAACTAACTTGTCAAAATACCACTTCAAGTCTTTCAACCACATTGCTTGCATTTCAAAGAATATCTTTCTAGCATCGCCATCATCAGCAAAGCCATCTTCAGTAGCGAAGTCCATTCCGCTACAAAAGTATATTTCATTCATATGTAAGTCTATATAATTTTTCTTGATTATTTTTAACAATTCAAGAGCGTTCTTAGCAGTGCCGACTAGGTTACCAGCACCGATATAAACACCTATTTTTTTATTGCTGTGTGTATCTATGAAAACTGAATCTGTTTGTTTCAAGTTTTTTTTAATGTCTATCATATTTTCTCTCACTTTCGAATCATCTTACACTATTATAGTATCAGAAGGAGAGAATATGTCAATAGTTAATGTAGATACTTACTTAAATTATTTCCTGATTCACCTACATGATCACGATGTTCTAATATCATTTTACATACTCTATCGTAATCATCTTTTTTAAGGTGAGTTTTATACATCATCATAGCTTGAGCCATCATGACACCTGCGAGAGCCATAGGATTACAACCCTCTTCCACTTTTCCCATTACAAGTTGTAGAACATCTCTAAAGACTTCATCTACATCATCTTCGGGTATATCGTCCCAATCATCTCTCATCTTCTCACCTTACATCTAGGACAGAAATCTGCACTGTCCAGTTCTGAACCACAATAGGTACAATAAGATACTGTGAATACAAAGAACATTATTTTAATCCTCCATCTTTTTTGATTAGAAGTAAATCGATTTTCTCTTCTATTCTATTTAGATGCTTAATCACTTCATCAGTGGGATTACGTTTGGGTAGCTGAAACTCTTTTGAGATATTTCTACCTCCAGCTCCAGCACTTATACCTACAATCTGATCTTCTATAGGTTTTTCTTTCTTCTTTTCTTTTCTTAATTTCCAGAGCATCCAATCATAGTACCTTTCTGGTTCTTTATCCATTATTGGCGGCTTTTGCTTTTTCTAACTCAAGAAGTCCATTGAGCATACCTATCCATTCTTGTGAACGAATATCCCAACTATAAAAGTTATCAGCCCAATTTTTAGCAAACGCTAGTTTACGTAGCATATCTTCGCTCTTGTAGTTATCGATTGCACCTTTGAGAAAGTTTGCAAATACATTAGCGTGAAACTGCATGTTTTCATTCCAGTTATACATTGTAGCAAAATTACCTGTTGTTTCAGGTAATGCACCAAGATTAGGACATACTATCTGTACTCCAGCGGACATTGCCTCTATAGCTGATATACAAGATGTCTCTACCCATATGCTAGGATATGCAAAGATGTGTGCTTCACTCAAAGCTTTTCTTACCACATCATTTGGTTTGAAACCATGATATGTCATACCATCATGTTCTCTAATCGTTTTGAAAACTTCTTCATATGGCTTATCTCTTTCTTTCCAACCATAGGCTTCAAAAGAAGAGTATACATCAAAATGTATTTTATCTTTATAACCATTCTCCCACAAAGCTTGAACGGCGGCTACTGCTATATTAAGTCCTCTGTGAGGTGTTGTGTGATAGATAATACGTATAACATCATCAGGTTTTTTCCAGGTGCCATCTGTATTACCTGGCACTAAAATTGGTTCTATAGCATTTTTAAGAACAAATGATTGTGAAAAAGGAACACCTAAAGCTAACTGATACGTATTCATTTGAAAATGAGATACAAAAACTAAACGTGCAAATCTCTTTCTTAACTCTGCATCTTTTAAATGCTCATTTTCAGGATCATTCCATAAATCATGCAACCAAAGAATATTAGGTTTATCTTCAGATACTGTACGCACTCTAGATTTGATTATATTAAATTTTTCTAACAAATCGCTAGGTAGTCTTTCTGTAAGTGCTTTAGACATAAGTTCTGTACCACCGAATGATTCATGATATGTACCATCATCTTTCATGATACCGCCTTGTTTTTGTGTAGTCTTCAATGAAAACTCATCTGGATTTTCAGTTGCTTGTGCTTCAGCCATTATTAACTCCTATTAATGAATCCCAACGAAAAGAACGCCAATCTTTCTTTTCAGTGTCATATACTGCAAGATACTCTTTCAGAATTTCTCTTTCGACATTTGCTTTAGGTCCAAGAGGATCTCTATTAGCACCCACATATCCGTGAATATCTTCACGTAATGTCGCTTTCATTCTGCGAGTAGTACCATCTTTTTTTGTGAAATTTATTGTAAGAACACCATCTTCAAGTTGTTCTATAATTCTTTGCTTTTCAATGTCTTTCATAATGTCAGTATCAAACTCCATACTTTGCATATTATAATCATTCATAATGTATTTAGCTCCCATAAAAATGCATAAGGTGCATCTCTAAATCGTTATATCCACCTATATGCTTATCATCATCAAATATTTGAGGTACAGTTTTGTACCCTTTCTCTTTCATCAGTGCTAGTGATTTACTATCTTCGTATATATTGATATACTTATATTCAATATTTTCAGAAGACAATAAATCCTTTGCACGTTCACACCAACCACAATACGGGCGTCCGTAGATTGTATACATCAGCAACCCGAATCTGATAGGTTATCTTCAGCTAGATTAACTGGTGTTTGATACTCATTAAAATACTTATCAAGTATTTCTAAATGATCTTCATACTTAGCCATCTCTTCTAACTGCTTTTCAATTTCGTCCATAACTTCTGAATGTTCGCCGACACCCACAGGATTTGTCAAATAGATTTCAACATTCATACGATGTTTATCAATGTGTGCCTTAGCATGATCTCTAACTGCATCAAGCATCTGTTTTCTTAAATGTGACATATAGTCTCCTTAATCTAATATCATGCCTATCTTTAAAGATAAGCCTACTAATATAATTAGTCCTGCGATTACTATAACATCTTGTCTACTCATTTGTCAAGACTCAATCGTCAATGGGATTTTCCCAACCCCAAGCACTCAAGTTACTTTTGAAGTTTTTCAACTTATTATCATACTTTTTATTTGTCGCTTCATTCATATTTGCTAAATGATAACCAGCATCTTTATCGACTTCTCTGATTTCACGAAAAATTCTTTCATTTGCACCAAGTTGTCTGGATCTTTGTACGTATATGAATACTCTATATAATTGATACCTTACGACATCACATACCTTGCATGTGCTATCGTATACAGTTGCTACAACTGCCATTGTCGTTTCCTTTCTAAAAAAATGTTAAGAGAATGAGTTTTCACTCAACAGTATATATAATCGTTTAATCTTCAACTATTCGCATACCATCTATTTAAGTTTGAGAAAGCTACCTATATTTGTGCTATCATAACAAATACGGTTTATGAACCAATTATAAAATGTTCTGTAGTTTTCTTTCATTGTTTCTTTAGATAGATTTTGTACTTTCTTCCATGTTCTATCTAAGTCTTTTAAATCACCTTCTATCACTGCATGATTATAATCTGCTCTACCAAATCTAACGATGGGCACATCATGTAACATGGCCTCTTTTGCTGAACCGGAGTTTATGACATACACTGCTTTTGCTTGTTTGAATAAAGAGTGTATATTTATCTCATGATCAATAAAATGACAATTGTCCATTCTTTTAGTAAATAGTCTTACATCTTCTAAACTTCCTGGATTGATAGGGTGATTTTTAAATATAAGGTTGATTCTATTATCGTAAGCCCACTCCATAAGTCTTACTGCCCACGTAACAACCTTAAGTCCACTATGATATTTTATTGTTTCATCATGAGGTAATTGTAATGGTACAAATATGTAATCACCTATATTATTTACAAAATTACCAATTGGTTGATCAAACTTAGATTCACCTCTATCTGCTCTTTCTTTGAATAGATTGAATGTTCTATTCTCATCTGGTGCAACTTCCCAACCAGATTTTGCATGTGATGCATTTCCACCCCAACCCTCTTTATCGATTGTAAATAACCAAGGAAAAACTGTTTGCATATAATATCTACAATTAGTATCGCCTTTAAATTGTTCTTTAGAAGTGTGAGGAACATAAGCTATATCAGGAGCAAAGTATGTAACATATCCATTATCAAATTTCCATCTTTGTTCTTCTATGACTAAAACTTTATCATGTCTCATGATATGATATTCATGAAGCTTATCAATAAAATTTTGCCAATGAACTCTTATGGGTTCAATATGATTTTTTCTTAATTCTAAACCAAATCTTTTAAATGGTAAATCTAATCTGGGTTTTAAAATTAAAACTCTTCTTGGCATCACTTATCCCATACTCTATGTAAAGCATTAGGTAGTCTATTAAAAGTTTTCTTGGCGGCCAAGTATTTCTCATTTTCATATTTTCGAGGCCCTTTACCAGTCCAGATAACTGTACCTTCAATAAACTCCCAATCCATAAAATTACCATCAAATTTGGTTACGTCTTTATCTTCGACTCTTTCGAACACTTCTGCTAGTGCTATTTGATCAATAAACCATCTCATAGGGCCTTCTGATATTCTGTCAGCCACGGCGTTAGCTATTGGTATCGCTTTATTATCCATGTAAACACAACCAGCGGCAACTTGTGTTCCTTTTGCTTCCCAACCAACAGTACCTTGTAAAGGTTTTCTAGGAAAATAACCAGTAGGTGTTTCTGGATATTCGAAGTCATTCATGAAGACACAATCAGTATCTACAGTTAATACTTTATTTGCTGTTCTCAGTATTTCTGGTAACACCATAAAACGTAAACAAGAATAGTAGGCACGAACATCTATGGGTGTTGCACCTATGTCGTTATAAGTGTATGTTATATCAACTTCAATATCTTCTCTCAATAATGATTCTAATCTATGAACTGCTGGATTAGGATCACAGATATGAATATGAATATCTTTACCTATATCATTTAGTGAATAGATTAAAGATGGTGCATGTTCAAAGAAATACTCTTTATCGCAAGCGGCAAACACAACTGGCTTATTAGGAAGTTCTCCATATATCATGACGCTCTGTTACCTCTCAATGCAAAGAACAAAGCACCAACCCATAGAAATACATGTAGATTGTCATACATTATAACGTCCATAAGACTTGCTGGTTCACCAATCCATATTACACCAGTCATGATGCAACATAATACAATACCACTAAAACGAGTAAAGAAATCGCCATAAGGCTCTATAATATCATGTCCTATTGCATATTGCATAAAATTTGGTGTCTTCCATAATAGTCCACCAATAATTAATCCTATACCACCTAATATTTCACCATACGCAACAAACCACCAAACAAAATAAGATAATCCGTACGAGGCGGCCTCTTCAGCACTAAGTGGTAATTTCATGATACCTTGCTGAAGAAAAACTACTATCAAAGGTAATCTAATTAACCAGTGACTTTGACAAAATTCTGGTATTCTAGGTAATTCATAATTAAATAATTTCATTTTACTCTCCATCTATAAACTTCTTCTATACAGAAGTTTCTGCCAAATTTACATGTGTTATCATTTCGACACACTTTTTCATGCTTACTATTTTGCCAACATTCTGATGTAAATGCATTACCATACTTAGTTACAACTCTATCCCATGTGTCATCAATAAACATCAAACCTATAAGAGGTAATATCATTGTTAGAAATATAATCCATAAGAATGCAGGACCGAAACCTTTATTATGATATGCTTGATTACTCATTAGTCATATCTTTCAGCATTGCATTGATTTCATTAATATTATTTTCCATTTGTTCTAGTCTACTACCTATCATGTAAGTAGTTGTTGCACCTAAGATAACGGCAACGATTAACATCGCCCAAATTATTTTACCAAAATGTTTCATATTTAACTCACTTTTATTGCTATGTATATACACAAGAATACTATAATTAGCTTACCATAGTCAAGATCAAACTTCGTTCCCTCACCATAACTTGCTTCCCACATATCTTTTAATTTTTTCATTCGTGTTCTCCACCATTACCTCTACCTTTATATCCATCAAATGCTTGTGGTTTTCTCTTAGCAGTTTCAAATGTCGCTACTGTTACTACAATGGCGGCAATGATACAAAGATGTGCTATCATAGAAAAACCCCATATCCACAAACTACCATAAGCAAGAGCAAAACTACTTGCCCATGTCCAAGCAAGTATTTGTAATATCATATGCCTTGTTTGTAAGCTAGGTATATTTCTGAGTGGATTATAGTCAGCGTTCATAACTGTATTCCACATATCAACTATAGATTCTCTCATGTTCTTAAATCACTCCATGTTGCTAATTTACTTCGTTTCTCTCTCGCTCTGTCGTGTATTTCACTCCAGCTAACAATACCGTACTCTGTCATTAAGTCTAACATAGCATAAACATCACCAATCTCATCTTTGAGATTTTGTAAATCTGTTCTTTGTTTTCTCATAGCTTTAGAACACATTTGAGCAAGTTCACTACACTCTTCCATCGTAATGACAAAGAGTTGTTGTTCTTTATCTAATTTCTGCATTATTTCATACCCATGTTTGATTTATATTCATTCTTCCAAGATGGATCAGATTGCGATGCAGATGGATCATCTAAGAAATTATTTGAACACATCACTAGAATTAGAACAATAGCTATCATTGATATCCATTTTAGAAACTTGATAAAACCTGTGTACGCAACTTCTGCTTGAAGTTGTGCTTGTTCTTTAGGATTCATCATTGTAACAAACTCCATACTATAAGATTTAATAACAAAGTACCACCAAAGAATATAGCTATCATCAATAATAGTCCTAGTCCTTCATTCTTTACTGGATCAAATTCAAACTTCTTCTTTTTCATTTTCCAATTATTCCATATTTTACACCACGATCAATCTCGTAGTCTTCAAGTTTATAACCTTCAAGAACTGCCTCATCATAAGCTTTCTCATATATCTCAACTAAATCTTTACGTGGGTGTTCTTGAACTTGGCCAGTAAACCATTTCGGTTGCCATGGCTGTGTTGCCATATGTGTATAATGTAGTTGATATATTTCATCTGTATCACCATCGTGTGAATTCCATCTCTTATCTAATGTACCAACTAAATCATTCTGTATGAAAAGATTGATAAACTGATGATGTGCAGTAGCATCTGCTTTCCATGTTTCTACTGCTGGCACTACATTTTTCCATTTAGCACAATCGTAGACAATAACACAAAACTCTTTACCACCGAAACGATTACCATCTCTTGCAATACACAATTTACCTTCAGGTATTTCTAAGTCAATCAGTTCAGCCATATCTCTCATGTTAATCATATCAACATCTGTGTATATTGCTTTACCCTCAAAATTACAAGCTTCTGGGATTCCCCATCTGTAACCAGAAAATGGAGTACTCCAATTCTTATCAGCCCAACCATGCCAAAAAGATGTCTCATCATTTGTCTGCCGCATCCAAGTTATCTCAACTGGGCGACTACAGTTTTTTCTTATAGAATGCTCATAAGCCATTTCTATTTTTGCATCTTCACCATTTGATGAAGTACCTATAAAAACTTTTACTGGATCATTTGCCATAGTTTCTACCTTCTCTTATGTGTTCTGGTTTCTTATACCATTTACCATTTATGTTATCATTATAGTAACTACTATCTTCTAACACATTATTTAAAAATAACTGTTTAACTTCTTCATAGTTTACATCACCTTTAGTCGTATGTAAAGACAAAATTTGTCTTTTATAGTTATTTTTTTCTTTTGTTTTGATTTGTTCCAAAAGTTCTTTTGACGAGCCGTAATATTTTTTCCAATCAGATTCTGATCTAACACGTTTAGATTTACCTTTCGTTTTTCTAAGTTGATAAAAATACTTTCTGCCTATGTACTTTTTGTTTGTGTCTAACTCTGTGATAAGATAAACAAATCCTACATATGACTTTATGTCTTCTGATGTGAATGGT